TTCATTTTTTTTGCGCCTTTCTTAGTATTGCTAATTCAGCTTGCATTTCTGCTAACTTATCGCATGGTACTAATACTGTGTTGTGTGGTCTTTCGTATTGATGGGTATAAACTGGAATAGCATCAACTTTGTGCAAAATTGCGTGTTTTTTAGACCATTTTTCATCAATAAAAAACTCTGTGTCATTTTCTACTGTTACCATCCAAGCTACTGGTTTATTGTTCATTTTTCTTGTACTTTCATTGATTTCTCAAACATATTTTTCCAATAATCAATCTCAGCCTTTTGTTTGCGTAACACATTAGCGGCTTTTTGTACCAAAAATTCTGGTGTATAAGATTGTGTGATTGTGGCAAGTAAATCTTCAACCAAGAAATCAACATCGTTTTCTGTTGTTAGACGATCTTCGGTGGTAAATGTGGTCATTTTTTTACTTTCTTTTTTTTGGGTTGAACAGATGCCTCAGCTTCGTCAGGTTCAATTTTGTATTCATCAATTGCTTTGGTAAGCAAACTGACCATTCCCCATTGCACAAGGACTTCAAGTCCTTCTTTATCAAAATTAACTTCAGCGTTGGCCGAACCATCTTTATTCTCTTTAAGAATCTTTATTTGTATCTTCATTATTTGCAAACTTTAAAATAGGTTTATCCAAGGCAAGTTTAGCTAGTTCGATGTAACGATCTACTTCAAGCCTGTCCTCGCCACCAATAGCCGCCTTGGTGTGGCCTATAGGCTTACCCATAGTGTCATAGAACACTTCGCGAATTTCAAAGTAATCCTCGTAAGGACTACACATATTAACTAAGCGCAAATTCCAAGTCATGTTATCACCCAATAAAGAATTACAAACAAAAAGAACATCACCGCGCCCAGCACGGCAAATATTCCAACAGAGAAAATCAACATCAAATTTTCAATCATGTTGAAAGTATATGTTAAGTTGTCTTAATAATTGTTATTTATTTCTAGGTGTTTTCCCTATGTGTTGTTTTTTAGTCATAGGTTGCCCAAAGGTGATAAGCCTTCATCCATTCAAGAAGTTGTACTTGAACTAATGCTTCCTAAGATAATGTTCATTCGATACAAGACTTGTCTATCACCATTGTCCTTGTAACTTGTGCAGTACCCATTTAAGTCTGCGCGGCTTGCTATCAGGTGTAGATCAGCCGATGTTCTATTCCACGCCACCCAGTTAGGTGCTTAATATCGTTTGGAGTACGGCAGAAATAGAAAAACCTTTTTGGGCTGATCTAAGGTGAAGTTGCTTAATAAATGCCCATCATCTCATTTAGTAAACACTCAGATCAGTCCAAAAAGGTCTTGGTATGACGGGTAACTACTAAACAGACTTCACTCTGCCCCAGCAGTATAACACTAATCTAATTCAGGCCATATCAACTTATAGTTTTTAGGAAATAAGTTCTGGCGGGTAATCAAACCGTGGCTTTCCTTTTCCAAGGTCGCGGCAAGGATTACCAGCTTATCGTAAGGAATATCGCCGTTTTGCCACATAGATACGGCTGGGACTGAAACATTGACCATTTTGGATACCCGTGTTGGGCCACCTAGTAAACGGATCATTGCGGTTGCTGTAATTTTATCCATTCAGCTATCTTAACAAATAAACAACATTTTTACAATAAACACTTGCAATATATTTTAAGTTAGCTTAATATCTAAATACGGCAATGTGCCGTGTTAATTAGGAGAACTCTTATGAGTGAGCAAGATCAAGACTTTCACAGCTTTCAACAACATTTGGAACGCATCTTTAAAGACCTCGAAGATGGGGTATTTATTACAGCAGATGAGATAGGTGACCTACGCTATGCGTGTGGTTTGCCATCACCAATCCGCAACACCCATGTAAACCCTGTTTTGCGTGATGTTATCAATGACATTGGCAATTGTTTTGGCAACCCTTTAAATACATTTCCTACAATGTGGAGCAAAAAATGATTATTTCAGATAACAGCAAAGAATTTAAGATAGCCCCTGCTGGGTTACACATGGCGCGTTTGTATAGCATCATTGACCTTGGCCACCAATCCGTAGAATGGGCTGGCGAATCCAAAATCATGCACAAGGTTGTATTGACTTGGGAATTGCACGGTAATGACGATACCGACCAGCCATTAAAAACCGATGACGGTAAACCTTTGATTGTGTCTAAGCGTTATACGGTTAGCCTTGGAGATCAAGCTAGATTACGCCAAGATTTAGAGGCTTGGGGCAATAAAAAAATGACTGCTGAAGATCGTAAGAATTTTGATCTTAAAGGCTTGTTAGGCCGTTTTTGCATGGTTAATATCACGCACTCAGAAGATGGCAAATACGCCAACATCAGCGGTATTAGCCCTGTACCGTCAGCATTGCGCACCGCCCAGCCAGAAGGCATTAACCCACCATTACATTTCTGGTTAGCTGAATTTGACCAAGCTAAGTACGATGCGTTGCCAAAGTATTACAAAGAAAAGATTACAGAATCATCTGAATGGCGCGGTCAAAAGGCTAGGGATGCAAATGAGCCAAAGACTGAAGATACTAACCTTGACGATATTCCATTTTAAGGGGCTAACATGAAATCATTTTTAGAAGAAAACAACCTTATTGGGCCAATAGAAGTAACTTTGCGTGATTATTTTGCGGCTAAAGCTATGCCAATGGTTTTCAAATTTGTTCAAAATGCAATCACAGAAGATGGTGAAAGTTTTGAAATTGAAGATGATCAAAGAGAAAATAATATTTCATCAGAAATGGCTGTAGTGGCTGAATATTGTTACATATTGGCTGATGCAATGATGAAAGCTAGAAATGATAGTTAAAGAAAAGGTACAAGAAAATGGTCATTGGTACACAAAAGACGGCACTCCAGCCTATACAACCATCGGCAAAACTGGAGAGCGGCCAACAACGCTTCGCGATGCACGGAAAATTGGACTTTTGCCAAGTGTTACAACAATTAACGGAATGTTATCAAAAGCAGGCCTTGATACATGGAAACAGCAACAAGTCCTCTTAGCCGCCCTAACGCTTCCTAGAGGGCCACAAGAGCCTGAAGATGAATGGCTAAAGCGTGTAATGCAAGATAGTAAAGCTACTGGTAGGGAGGCGGCAGAACGCGGTACGGCCATCCACGCCATTATTGAAGGCTACTTTGAGCAGATGTATTTGCCAGAAAAGCCAGCTTATCTTGACGCGATTGATAGTATTTTAAAAGATACTTTTGGTGACCAGCCGTGGCTTGCAGAGCGTTCTTTTGCTCATCATCTGGGATTTGGTGGCAAATGTGACTTAATAGCCAAACCCATCAACGGTCAGGGTAATGGGTTTGTAGTAGATTTCAAGACAAAAGACACCGACCTTGATAAAGTTGATGTATATTTTGAGCATGAAATGCAGTTAGCGGCTTATCGTGAAGGACTAAACTTGCCTACTGCACGGTGCGCTATCGTATTTGTCAACGGAACTACAAACCAAGTAAAATTGATAGAAGTGGAAGAACCCCAGCTTCAAAAGAGTTGGGAGTGTTTCCAGCATTTGTTAAGGGTCTATCAGATCAAGAACAATATCTAGTTTCCTTCACGGGAACGGGGGAAAGCAAAATTGCTTCACATACAGGATTGTGAGTACCCCACCTTTTAATTGTTGTATTTTTGCACTTAGGGTATATCCCTATAAAATAATACTTGCATTGTTAAGTTAGCTTAACTAAACTGGTGTTACTCAATAACGAGTGAGATAGAAAAGGAAATAAAAATGCAAAATTATTTAATAACAGTTACACCAAAAAACATTACTTGGAATAACCAGCAGTACACCGTAATCAAAAGAGCCAAAGATGCTCCATCAGCTATAAAAAAAGCTAGGTCTGAGTACAGCGACACATTTTGGAGTAAAGATTTTTCAGCGGCAACATACAAAGCAAAGTTAGCAGATTAATAAACTGCCCTTCGGGGCATACTTTTTAAAAAGTGAGATAGACATGAGCAAAAATTATTTATTTTCGATGTATGTTGGCGATACCTACCTTGACATACACGGTTCAGCAGAACCCGATGAGCCTAGCTTGGGCCATTCAGGAAGTTTAGATATAGAAGATGTATTTATTTGCGACACCAAAACCAGCGTGTTAGAAATGATACACGCCCTTAATTTTAATGAATTTGTTAAACAAGCAGAAGAAGCCTACTCAGAACTGGAAAAATCATGAAATATTTATTATTTTTAGCCCTATTAGCATTAGCCGCCTGTAGTTCTTTTGACCCACCGCCTCATGTCAGCCTTGAAACTGATAAGCAGGCGTATCACATGAACCGCCAAGC